AGCAGCATGTCTCACCCACGTCATGGACAGCGAGCACCCCACCCGGCGCGGTCAGCTTCAGGCCCCACCCGATGTCATGGCGCACCGCGGCCGCTGAATGGTCGCCGTCGATGAACACCAGCCCGAACTGGGCGCCCTCACCCGCCAGCACCGGCAGTGCCGTGAACGAATGCTCCCGCATAACCTCAACCCGGTCAGCGACGTTGTAGTAGCCCAGGTTCGCCATCATCGTCTCGAACGAGCCGCCGAGCCACGTGTGCGGATCCACCGCCACCACATGGCCGGCGCCGGCGAGGGCCATCGTGACAGCGCTGAACCCGTACGCGGACCCGGTTTCGATCACCTGCTGCCCTGCGGCGAGCCTCCCCAGCATGGCTGCTTCCGCGTCAGTGACCGATGTGCTGATAACCGGGCCCGCGCCGGGCGCCACGTCCCGCCACGGCAGGTGCATCAGGTCTGCTGCCACACCCCGGACGACGGCCAGTCGCCGGACACGTTGCCCGCCATGTCACACGGGCCCGAGTCAGAGGACTTCACCCAGCCGCCCGCGGGTGCGTCCGACGTCGCGTCATACGGCGCCGGGGGCACGCTCGGCGGCGACGAGATGGGGTTCGGTGCGTCAGCCATCAGTCCAGTCCCTTCCAGGTCAGCGGTGACGGGCTGTAAGACGTGCCCGGTTCGGGGCGGCCATCGTCGCCGACCGCGCGCGGCGGCCCGATATCAACGGCGGGGTCGCCCTGGCTGGTGCGGTCCGGCAGAGGATCCACCGGCCGCGAACCCGGCGCCGTCTGCGCCAGGTGATTGCTGGACATCATGTTGCCGCCCGCCATCGACGACACCGCCAGGGCACCCTCAGCGAGGCTGGACAGGTCTTTCACCGCTGCCCCCGCCGGTACCCGCCGCGCAGCACCCGCCCGCCACCGGGCTGGAAACGGCCACCCGGCACCGGCTCATTACCGGAGATGCCGGGGAGCTGCGGCCCGGCGCCGGCATAGGAGCCGTCGATCGCCTGCGTCCAGTCACCCGGCCCGGAGATGTCGTCGTGGACCGTGTCGGTCGCGTTCGTCCCCGTCAGGTACGACCCCGGCCGCGTGTAGTTGATCGTGTCACCACCGCCGGAGCCGTTCTGCTGCCCCATCGTGCCCGGGGCACCCGACTCGCCGTTCACCGACGGGCCCGCACCCGAGATGCCCTCGCTCAGCTGCCCCGGCTCGTTCGACGGGTCAGCCGCACCGCCCGCACCCGGCGAGCCGCCGGCGCCGGTGCCCTGCGGCAGCGCGACACCGAACAGGGACGACGGGTACTGCCCCGGCTCGTTCGACGGGTCGTCGCCGCCGTACGCACCCTGAGCGGCCGCAGTGGGGCTGAGATGCCCCTGGGTGAGGCCGCCACCGGCGGGGGTCTGCCCCGGTGTCAGGTTCGTCATGGATTACCCATCCCTTCGATGGCGCTCGATGTACTCCGCCGCCGCACGCAGCAGCGCCGGATCATCACGGAACCTTCCGATCCCGTTATTACAGCTATTGCAGAGCAGCGCCCGGACCTTGCCCGTTACGTGGTCGTGATCAGCGTGGAGGCGGCTCGACGCCCTGACGCCATCCGGGTTCGGCGGGTTCCCGCAGATCGCGCACAGGCCGTCCTGCCCGGCGAGCATCACGTCATGCTGCTCGATCGTCAGGCCGTACCGCTCGAGCTGCTTCATGTGGTTATATGCCCGTACCCGTTCGACCTGGCGCTGGCTGCCGCCGCTGCGCCGCAGTTCATTTCTGCGCTGGCGGCGTTCCGGTCTCGCATCGTTCCGCTGCTGATTCTCTCGCCAGGCCGGCGTTTGCCGGTAGCACTTGCGAGAGCATGTGAGGTTGTTTGCCCGGTAGGGCTGGAACTGCGTGCCGCAGACGATGCAGTCACGCAACTCCAGCCCTACCGCTGGTCTTCGTCCACCTGTCATGTACCAATGATAGACGAAACAGGACCATTTTTCAGGTACTTGGCCCCTTATACGTCTTAATGGCCCCGGTTTGGTCAACTAGCACGCCGTCGCCGCGGAGCACGGCCCGGAAGGCCACCAAATCCTGGGAGAACAAGAAGTCGTCGGAACGTTCGAACCGGATCCCGCCGACGAGGCGGACGAAGAACTGGCTGAAGTCGCCGAACGCGACCGACTGGGCGCCGGTCGCCACCGCTGGCATGAACGGGTCCGCCACGAGCGGCTTGCCGAGGAGCAGGTCGGGGGAGCCGAGGACCGCCGACGGCTCCCAGATCGGCCGCGAGTTGCCGTCGAGGATCTTCCGGAATCCGCCGATCGTCTTGTCCGCCGCGATCCAGTAACACGACCTGGACTGACGGTAGGGAGCGATCACCGAATATTCAAGGTCCACGAGGTCGGCGTACTGTGCGGCGCCGCCCTTGCCGGTGGTGGTGCCGGTGATGCCGATCGTCGCCGACGTCATGAACCCGGTCGGCTGGCTGGTGCCGGTGCCGGTCACCAGGTCCGACCCGAACTTATTGCCCAGCGCCCGCCCGGCGGACATGGCCAGGTAGCCGGTCAGGTCGACGCCCTCGTCGTCGAGGAGCTCACGTGCGACATAGATCAGGTCGCCGTACTTGTATGCACCGAGGGTGGCGAGCGCGAACGCCGGGTCAGCCGACGGGAGCACAGCGGCCTGCGCGGCGGACGCGGCGGTCGTGTGGGTGGTGGTCTTCGGTATCTGCAGGTTCTCCCCACCGGCTGTGTTGAGCACCGTCGGGCCGGTCTGCATCACGCCGGAGACCTCGATGAGGTGGGCGATGAGCTGGTCGTAGAAGTCCGTCGGGACCAGCGACGTCGGGGTGGACGTGTTGGACTGCAAAGTCCGGTAGTTGATCGGGCCGAGTGCCGGGTTGTGGCGGAACTCCATCGCCCGCGGCTGCCCGCTTTCGCCCTTCAGGAACGACCGGACCTCGCCCTGGATGTCGCGGCCGTCGCTGTCCGCGTACCCGGCGACGGGACGTTCGGGCTTGCGGCTGGTGATCGAGTTGAACGCCTTGTCGGTGTCCGCGGACCGCTGCTCGGCCTCGAGGACGCCCTTGAGCCGGGCGTCGAGCTTGTCGATCTCGACCATCCGGCCTTCCCACCGGCCCTGCTCTTCGGGGCTCATGTCCCGGTTCTCGTTGGCGGCGTCCTCGATGATCGCCTTCGCTTCGTTCCAGATGTTGAGGCGCCTGTTCTTCAGGTCCTCGGCGACGCTGCTGGCCACGGCCATGCTCCTGTCAGTTTGTGGTGGCATTGGCCGTGGTTGACGTGCCTGCGGCCCGGTGAAGGGGATGGTGCTGAGCGCGGGTGGCTACGTGTCCTGCCCGCGCGGGGTCTTACTCGCTGAGCTCGGGGAACTTCTTCTCCATCAGCCGCATCATCGCTGCGGCACCGGTGACCTTCGGCTTCGGCGGCTGGAAGCTGGGCCGGTCGGTCCGGACGAAGAACTGGCGCAGTTCGTCGGCGGCGGCCATCGACCGCACCTCTTCCAGGTCGGCGTCCATCGCCGCCGCGAGGGACCGCAGGCCAGCAGTGGCATCCGGGTAGGCGGGATCCAAAACCGGAGCTACATCCACCAGTTGCACCTCGTGCAGGGTGCGGAGCGGGTAGTTGGTGTCACGGGTAGTGGTCCACTCATCGCCGCCGGAAGGGACACGGAAGGCGAAGCTGGAATGCTGGACATCGCCGCGCTCCACCAGTTCGAGGATGTCCTGCCGCGACTGCGGGGGTAGGACCTCGTAATCCAGGCCCACCTTGTCGACCTGCAGCTGCAGCGTGCGCCCGGCCGTGGTGCCGAGGACCATGTTGGCGTCGTGGTTATAGCGGCAGACGACGTTAGGCCAGCCCAGGGAGCGCGCCTGATTGAACGCGCCAGAGCCGACGATCTCGATGAACCCGCCGAGATTGCGGCTGGGCTGCCCGAACACGGATGCATACCCGGCGATTCGCTGGCCTTCTGCCACTGAACGCAGCTCAGTGGCTACGGCGGTGTAGCGCCGCTCGATCTGATATCCGTCCCAGCCACCGCCCGGGGGCTTGCCGAACGCGCGGCCGCTGTCGTCGCTCACCTGGTGCCCGTGCTTCGTCATGGCTGCCTTAATCCGTCC